AAAAAGAATTTTCATCGTTTTGTAAAAACCAACAACTTAAAAAAGCACTTCTTAATTCAGTTGATTTACTTAATTCTGGTGATTTTGAGTCTATTAGGGGTCTCATTGATAACGCTTTAAAAGCAGGTGCAGAAAAAAATATTGGACATGAATATATTAAGGATACTGAAGCTCGCTACAGAGAAGAAGCAAGAATTATTGTACCAACCCCTTGGAGTAAATTTAATGAACTTATGCAGGGAGGTTTGGGCAACGGAGACTTTGGTCTTATTTTTGGTAATCCTGGAGGAGGTAAGTCGTGGACTTTGGTGGCGCTAGGTGGTTATGCAGTTAAAATGGGTTATAATGTAGTACACTATACTTTAGAACTTGGTGAAGATTATGTTGGTCGACGTTATGATGCCTTTTTTACGGGTAAACCAGTAGATACACTATTCAAACACAGAGAACGAGTTGAAGAAATAGTCAATGACCTCCCCGGACAACTTATTATTAAAGAATATGCTCCAGGCCAAGCAACAGTAAACACACTTCGAGCTCACCTCCAAAAATGTGAAGATCTAGAATTTAAACCTGATTTGGTTATTATTGATTATGTAGATCTTCTTTCATCAAAGAAACGAGTTCAAGATAGGAAGGGAGAAATAGATGATATTTATGTAAGTACTAAAGGTCTCGCTAAAGAGTTACAATTGCCTATTTGGTCTGTTTCCCAAGTAAACAGAGCGGGGGCAAAAGATGACGTAATTGAAGGTGATAAAGCTGCTGGCAGTTATGACAAAATCATGATTACCGATATAGCTATATCTCTTTCACGTAAAAAAGAGGATAAAGTAAATGGCACAGGTAGATTCCACATTATGAAAAACAGATACGGAATGGATGGAATGACATTCTCAGTAGTAGCAGACACATCTACTGGCCATTTTGAAGTTACGGATCACCATTTTGATGATAGTGATAGTCCTGGTCCCATTCAACAAATTGATGGGACTAACATGAATACTCTAGATCGAGATTTATTAGCCCAACAATTTTTCCAGTTAAATTCTTAAAAAACAAATAAACAATGGCAAGTAAATTATTGCAGGAAAGGGTAGTCTATAAACCCTTTGAATACCCTAAAGCCCATGACTATTGGCTTAAACAACAACAAGCTCATTGGTTACACACTGAAGTGCCTATGATGAGTGATGTAAACGATTGGAAACAAAATTTGACTGAAACTGAAAAAAATATTGTTGGCTCGATTCTTAAAGGTTTTGCTCAAACTGAAACAGTAGTAAATGATTACTGGAGTGGTTTAGTAACTAAATGGTTCCGAAAGCCTGAAATAATTATGATGGCGACCACGTTTGGCGCCTTTGAAACAATACACGCGGAGGCTTACTCACTACTAAATGAAGAACTTGGACTTGACGACTTTAGCGAATTTCTCGAAGATGAGACTACGATGGCTAAAATTGAGAATCTTATGTCAATTAGGGATAGTTTTAATAGCGAAAAGGATTGGCACGAAATCGCAAAATCTCTTGCCATCTTCTCAGCCTTTACAGAAGGAGTTAATTTATTTTCGTCCTTCGCCGTATTACTCTCTTTTAAAATGCGAAATAAGCTTAAGGGAGTGGGTCAAATTGTTGAATGGAGTATTAGAGACGAAAGTATGCACTCCGATGCCGGATGTTGGTTATTTAGAACACTTATCGAGGAAAACCCTGAGCTCAAGACTCCAGAGCTCAAAACCGCGATAACAGAAGCAGCCCTTCTTTCATTACAACTTGAACTTGATTTTATTGAAAAAGTTTATGAACTTGGAGACCTTGAAGGTTGTTCAAAGGATGATTTAATTTCATTTATCAAACATAGAGTTAATACAAAAATGGGTGATTTGGGTTATGAAGGAGTAGTTAATGGAATTGATCCAAATGCTCTCAAAAGAATGAAATGGTTTGATTCTTTATCAGCTGGAAAACAACATACAGACTTTTTTGCAAACAGAGTAACCAATTATTCTAAAGGACATTTAACTTGGGACGAATCAATATTTTAAAATTATGGACGGAAACATTATAGCAGACACAACAACTTGGGTAAAAGGTAAAGACTACCCAGAATGGATGGATGAGGTAGGTGTAGCAACCATTTCTAAAGGATATTTATTACCCGATGAAACACCAAGAAAAGCATACAAGCGAGTCGCGAAGGCGGTCGCAGAACGCATTAATAGATCGGATCTGGAAAATAAGTTCTTCAGATACATTTGGAACGGTTGGATTGGCCTTGCTTCTCCCGTGCTCTCTAACACTGGGACCGATAGGGGGTTGCCTATCAGTTGCTTTGGTATTGATACACCTGATAGCATTAGGGGAATTGGATTAACTAATGCTGAGCTTATGAAACTTACAGCACTAGGGGGTGGTGTAGGTATTTCAGTAAGCAGGATTCGCCCCAGAGGTACAACAATTACGGGTAATGGTAAAAGTGAGGGTGTAGTACCTTGGTGTAAAATCTATGATTCAGCAATTATTGCTACAAACCAAGGTTCGGTTCGTAGGGGTGCCGCATCCGTAAATTTGGATATTAACCATCTTGACATTGACGAATTTATGCAAATTCGTAGACCAAAAGGTGACCCTAACAGACAATGTCTTAATCTCCACCAATGTGTAGTTGTAGATGATTCATTTATGAGAAAACTACAAGATAGAGATGGTGATGCTATGAAGCTTTGGCTTGAAATTCTTAAAACACGTGTAGAAACAGGCGAACCATATATTATGTTTAAGGATAATGTTAACAAAAACAATCCTTTAGCATATGCTATGAATAACCTTGATGTCAGTATGACTAATATTTGCACTGAAATCACACTTCACACAGATGAAGAACATAGCTTTATTTGCTGTTTGAGCTCTTTGAACCTTGCAAAATACGATGAGTGGAAAGATACTGATGTTGTAGAAATGTCAATTCGTTTTTTGGATGGTGTGATGCAAGAGTTTATTGATAAGAGTAATGGTAAAGATTCACTTATTAGAACTCATAGACACGCTAAAAAAGGTAGAGCACTTGGTTTAGGTGTAATGGGTTGGCACTCATTTCTTCAACAAAAAGGATTACCATTTAATTCTATTGCTTCAACTGCTTGGACACACACTATTTTTAGTGATATTAGACAAAAAGCTGAAGCAACCTCAAGAGCATTAGCTCAAGAATATGGTGAACCTACTTGGTGTAAAGGTACTGGTATGAGAAATACTCACTTACTTGCTATTGCACCTACAGTATCTAACTCTAGACTTAATAATTGCTCTGCTGGCATCGAACCAATCCCAGCTAACATTTACACTTTTAATGGTGCTAAAGGAACATTTATTGTAAAAAATAAAGAATTAGAATGTTTGTTGGAAGGTAAAGGACACAACACAGATAAAGTATGGGATCAAATCCTTGCCGACAATGGTTCAGTACAAAACTTATCCCACGAGGTTCTTACTGAAGATGAAAAAGAGGTATTCCTTACATTTAGTGAGGTAAACCAATTAGAGCTTGTAAAACAAGCAGCAATTAGACAAAAATATATAGACCAAACCCAATCATTGAACTTATCATTTGATCCAACTGATTCACCAAGATGGATTAATCAAGTTCATATGGAAGCTCATAGGTTGGGAATTAAAACACTCTATTATCTCCGCACAGACAGCGTTATAAAAGGCGATTTAGGCTCTCGTACCGCAGAATGCGTTTCTTGTGATGGATGACATATTTATCGTAAACCATAAAATAATATATTATGAACAAAGATCAAATTTTAGGAATCATTAGACACGCCTTAACTTTTGCAGGTGGTGTATTAGTAACCCAAGGTGTCCTTGATGACGCGGCTTTTACAGAACTATTTGGTGCTGCCATGACTTTAATTGGTGGTGTTTGGTCTGTAATTGACAAGAAAAAAGCAGAAGCTAAAGCTGAAGCTTAATTAGAATTAAATCTCTTAACTTAGGGGTCTAATCAGTTATATAATACTGGTTAGGCCCCTATTAATTTTTATAAAAAATGAGTTGGAAAGAAATATTTAAAGACAATAATGATTATAACGAAAAATCTATTGTGGGTTTTGCCTCATTCGCTATAATGGCAATTTTTGCGGTAGCGGATATTACTACAGGATGGATTGGCAAAGATTTAGTAATAAACGAAACTATTTACAATTCATTTATTTTTATAACTTTAGGTAGCTTTGGAATAGCTGGCTTAGAAAAATTTTCTAAAAAATGACCAAATCAACCTTTTTAGTATTAGCTGCTACAACTACTATGAGCTTTTTATTTTCATACTTTATGGAGCTTACCCTCGGTAACGCTGAGCAATTCCTAGGAGTTGCTTGTGTAGTTTTACTAGATGGATTTTTTGGTATTATAGCAGGAACTAAACGAGAAGGATTTAAAACATTTAAAGCCCTTTCAGTACTCAGAACTTTAGCAATTTGGTGGATTATACTAGGGGCTATCCTCTCAGTAGAAAAAGGATTTATAGGCTCAGGGTGGTTATCAGAAACAATTATAATACCGTTCTTAATATTTCAACTCATAAGTGCTCTTAAAAATGCTTCTATGGCTGGTTTTATTAAAATGGATTTGTTAAATCAAATCCTGGATAAAATTGATAACCATAAAGGCATAAGAGATGGCAAAAGAAATTAATGAAGAAACAAAAATAACCTTAGATTTAAAAACTATTGGTTTAATTTTAGTAGGAGCTGCTACTGTTATGAGCATGTGGTTTGCACTTCAAGCAGATATTGAAGAAGCAAAAAAACTCCCAGAACCTGAAGTTAGCAGAACTGAATATGACTTAAAAGATAAACTTATCAGAGAAACCATTATGAATACTCAAGAGAAAGTTGAAGAGAATGGTGAGAAATTAGATGTAATTGAAGAAAGATTATATGAAATAAGTAAAAACCAATGAAAAATATTTTAGTAATTTTGTCTCTATTGTTTAGTACAGCATTATTTGCTCAAGACATAACAGTAATTCAAGTTAATGCCGAATGGAATAACACTAATACTCGTTTAGATTTAGACCAACTAACAGGATGTACTTACCAATTTGGTTGGTTAAAACATCAATCTAAAGCTATTCAAGATGAATTACTATCAGTTCCAGTAGTTTTTATTTTAAAAGATGGAGAAATAGTTAAAAAATATCAAGCAGGTATTAGTTTAAAGCTAAAAATTTCTTTAGAAGAAATTCAACAAGAAATAAATGCTATAAAAGAGGATTAATGTACGAATACAACGCAATAGTAGATAGAGTAGTTGATGGTGATACTATTGATTGTACAATAGATTTAGGATTCCATACTTGGAAAAAAATAAGAGTTAGAATGGAAGGTATAAACACCCCAGAATCTAGAACTCGAGACTTAGAAGAAAAAGAACGTGGATTAGCTGCTAAAGTTAGACTAGAAGAAATCCTAAAACTAAACAATAACGAATGTATATTAAAAGTATCAGGTTTAGGTAAATTTGGTAGAGCACTAGCTACGGTTCATGTAACAACTTTATCACCAACCTCAGATGAGTCTTCTATAACTCTTATAAACGTTAATCAACAACTTATTGTTGAGGGACACGCAAAAGAATATTACGGAGGAGCAAGATAAATTTGGAATTTTAAATTTTTGTTCGTATTTTTAGGGTATGATGAGTACCCCTCCTATTGAACTTATTGAAAAAAAGTTGTCACAACTTCAAAAATTGAATTATAATCAGTTTTTTTGGTGGCGTAGATGGACTCGTAAAGGTAAACCACTTCACAAGTATTGCCCTTTAATTGATAAAATCAAAAATGGTGACTACGATGACAGCCCTTATCGTTGGCAGGTCTATTACTGTGATTGGGAAATTGAACAAAAACGTAAACAATTTCCTGAACCTGGGGAATGGTCATATGAAACACGTCTTGATCGCCAACGCAGACGTCGCTTGCGTGAAGATCATGACAAATATGAAGCAGAAAATCTTAAGCAACTTGAAAAAGATTTTCTTAATACATTTCGTATGACCAAAGACGATTACAGAAGAGATGTAATTGAGGTTGGAGGTACGCTAGAAGAATTTTATAATTATTGTGAGATGCGTTACGGTACATTTAATCGACCAACTACTGCCCCCCGTAGAGGCAGACCACCTAAAATTAAAGTTGATGAACCCAATTCCCCATTTTAATGAGAGTATCACATGAAATACCCTTTGCTTATTTAGAGCAAAGCCTTAAATTTAACGATTACGATTACCTCCTTCCTCATTTATATGATGAGTATGCTGAGTATAAAGAATTCTTTCAGAGAGAAAACAGAAAACACCGGAGATATATTGTAATGGATAACTCACTCCATGAACTTGGAGTACCCTACTCAAAAGGACGTATGATCTCTATTATTGAGGAGGTCAAACCTGATGAATTTATTGTACCTGATGCTTGGGAAGATGCTACTACTTCTATGCGCCAAGCAAAAGAATGGAGTTTTATTGAACTTCCAGAAGGTGTAGAAAAGGTAGCTGTTGTACAAGGTAAATCGTTTAGTGAGGTAGTAAAGTGTTATCAAACGTATAAATGGCTCGGCTACACGAAGATAGCATTTAGTTATGGGGCTAGCTATTACAACGATATTTGTAAACACCCTAATAAAGATTGGGGTAAAGCTATAGGACGTTTGGCAGTTATTTGTGATATGATTGATATGGGACTTATAGGACACACTGACAGAATTCACCTTTTAGGTTGTTCTCTTCCACAAGAGTTCTTATATTACAAGGATATAAAACAAATTGAAAGTATTGATACTTCAAATCCTGTAATGGCTGCTTTTGATGGGAATACATATCACCCTAATAATGGTTTAGATTCTAAACCAAAAACAAAAATAGATGAAGTAATGAATCTTCCTTTTGATTCTGATATACTTGAAAAAATAGAATACAACGCAACATATTTTAAATTACTAAATAACTTAATATAAAAATGAAAAAACAAGCAGTATTGTCACTAAGTGGAGGTATGGACAGCTCCACATTGTTGCTTCATCTACTCGCCAATGGCTATGAAGTGACAGCACTGTCTTTTAACTACGGGCAGAAACACAGAGTAGAACTTGAACGTGCTCAAGCATTAGTAGATTACATTAATGCTAATCCTAACAGGATATTCCATCACGATCATGCTCCAGGTGGTTTTGAGGAAAGATACTCCAAAGTAAAGTATGGAGTAATTAAACTTGATGGTTTAGCTCCTATGCTTAATAGTGCCCTTGTAGAAGGTGGAGATGAGGTGCCTGAAGGACACTATGAACAGGAAAACATGAAGGAAACAGTTGTTCCTAATAGAAATAAAATTTTTTCATCAATAATTCAAGCGGTAGCACTATCAATCGCAAATGAAAAAAACACTGAAGTACATGTTGCTATGGGTATTCACGCAGGTGATCACGCGATATACCCTGATTGTAGACAAGAATTCCGGGATGCTGATTATACAGCCTTTGCCGAAGGTAATTGGAATGCTGAGCGTGTTAGCTATATTACCCCTTATCTTAATGGGGATAAGTATGATATATTGCTTGATGGCTTGGGGTGCTGCGAGCGATTGGGACTATCATTTGACGAAGTTTACAGAAATACAAATACTAGCTACAAGCCCATTAATATTAACGGTACTTGGTACAGTGATTATAAATCGGCTTCTTCGGTTGAACGTGTCGAAGCCTTTATTAAACTTAATCGCCCAGATCCAGTTGAGTATGCTGATGAGACAGGACGTGTCAATTGGGAAACTGTACGAAATCATGTCGAACAAGTCTTAACAACAGCACAATGAGTTTTATTTCAACAAAAGTATTTGATGGATTTAGTTGTGTGTTTCGTCAGTGGAAAGCTGACGGAACGCACTGCCGATTCCTTCACGGTTATGGAGTAAGTTTTAAAGTATGGTTTAAAGGTGAACTTGATGAACGCAATTGGGTTTGGGACTTTGGAGGTATGAAACGAGCAAAAGGTACTATTGATGGTATGAATCCTAAAGCTTGGATGGATTATATGTTTGATCATACTTTTATTGTAGCTGAAGACGATCCATTCCTCGAATCATTCCAAAGAATGGATGATGCGGGAGTAGCTCAAGTACGAGTAGTACCTGCTACAGGAGCAGAGCGATTTGCTCAATATGTTTACCAAAAACTTAACACTTTTGTTCAAGAAGAAACCGAAGGTAGGGTTAAGGTTGTAAAAGTAGAGTTTATGGAACACGGAAAAAATAGTGCTATCTATGTTGAAAAGAATTGAAGATTATAATAAGACACTTCCTATTGTAGAAGTATACAGGTGTGTCCAAAGTGAGGGTTCTCGTTTTGGACGCCCTACTATTGCTGTTAGAACCACAGGATGTACTCACCGTTGTTGGTTTGGTGAAGGAGGATGGTGTGACAGTTGGTATACTTCAATTCATCCCGAAAAAGGTATATTCACATTTAATGATATTATCAATATTTATGATGAGAATCCTCAAGTAAAAGAGATGATGTTAACAGGGGGTTCACCAACAATGCATCCTGCTCTTGTAAATGAACTTACTCACTTTGCTGCTGAAAGAGATATACTCATTACGATCGAAACTGAAGGATCTCACTTTGTCGAAACTGATTATCCACTTGGTCTCGTTTCTCTTAGCCCTAAGTTTTCTAACTCTGTCCCTGATGTGGGTATTACTACTCCCGGTGGTAAAGTGGTTGATGAAAAATTTGTCTCGCAGCATAACAAGTTTAGACTCCATTATGAGAACATTAAGAAAATGATGAATTTTCATAGCGATTACCATTACAAACCAGTATGGGATGGCACTGAAGAAAATTTAGCCGAAATTGAAGAATTTAGGGTTAAAATGAAAATTCCTAAAGCGAAAACTTATGTAATGCCCGCAGGAGATACTCGAGAAACATTAATTGAAATGTATCCTAAAGTATTTGAAATGGTCGCTGAGCATGGGTATAATATGACTGGTCGAGACCATATTATAGCTTATAATACAGAACGCGGGGTTTAACGACTTACAAATTTATGCGAAAAAAGGGCGCTTTATTGCGCTCTTTTTTGTATTTATCAACGAAAATTGCTATGAAAAAACTGATTTTCCTATTTTTACTACTTATGACATTGCCCCTTTATGGGCAAGAAAGATGTGGCACAGATGCTCTTTTTGAGCAACAGCTACAAGATCCTAAATTTAAACGAAGCTATTTTAAACTTGAAGAAATAGCTAAGGAAGTAGAAGAGGCTAAAAGGACTTCTTTTATGCCTGATCTTCCTATAACTATACCGGTTATTGTCCATGTTATTCACTTTGGTGAACCTTATGGAGTGGATAACCATTTACCTATTGAATATGTTCAAGAAACTATTGATAATGCTAACCAAAACTTTGCTGGTGAATTTAGTGATAACCTTACAGCAAATACTCAAATAAATTTTTGTATTGCTAACGCTTCAACTAATGGTACTTCTATTGAAGGTATTAGATATCATAATTGGGATGATTTAGGTTTAGGTAGTTGGGGTTCGTCTCCTTTTACTTATGATGCCCCAGATGTTTCTAATTTAATTGGGTATGATCGTGACAATTATTGTAATATTTTTGTTGCTCCTTTTACTAGTCCTTTAGGATTTGCCTGGATACCACCTACAAATTATGGTGTATTTGTTGGTACTCCTTGGTTTGGTATTACTAATAATGGAAACTATGGATTAAATAAAACATTAGTACATGAGCTAGGTCATTATTGTGGGCTATTTCATACTTTTCATAACACTTCCACATGTAATCCTACTGGTGACTGTGCTAGCCAGGGCGATGGTGTGTGTGATACTCCGCCTACTACAGGTAATTTTGGATGTCCCTCAAATGGTGGGGCCTGTGGTAATGACTTAGTAGAAAATTTTATGGATTATACTAGTGATAATTGTATGGATAGTTTTACTCAAGGACAAACCCTAAGAATGCTTAGTAGGTTAGACATCTTTAGACCCGGAGTAGTAAGTAATACATTAGCTTGTGGTGCTATTGATGGAATAGATGCTGGTATAAGTGGTGTTACTATGCCAAATCTTGGTTGTGATCCTATACAAGATATAACTTTTATATTAACTAGTTATGGTGATACTCTAACTGAAACTACTATCAATTATACAATTAATGGTGAAGAGTTATTTATGATTTGGACAGGTAATTTAGGATTTGGTGAAAGTGAAACTATAACCATACCCAATTTTGAAGTAGGTTATGGCCTAGTAGATATTGAAATTAATGTAGATGCCTTAGGAGATGTCTACGTAGATAACAACACCCAGTCAGTTCAACTTGACAATTATGAAGGTTCTCTTATTGATATTAATATACAA